TCCAAGAATAATACTGTTGTTGGACAAGTATATCGTAGTCAAGGCGGTAATAATCAAAACACCGGATACGCCTTTGAATTGCGCCATACATTTTAATTAGAGATTATCTAAGTAGAAAAGGAGCTCTTGTAGCTCCTTTTTAATTTCTTATGTGTTAAAATATATTCATACGGAACAAGGAAAGAAATGTTAGAAAGCAATTTTGAGAATATTTTACTAAAAAAATTAACACACAACGGAGAGTTCTTTGGCAAAACTATGCCAATTCTAAAGAAGAAATACTTCTCCAAAATTGGTGATCAAGAACTGTTTTCTCTAATTCAGAAATACTACACAGAATATAGAAATATTCCATCACTAACAGAATTAGTAGCTTCTGTTAAAAATGTTTCTAATGCTGAAGTTCGTAAAGAAATTATAAAGTCTTTACATAACATTAGTAAAACTGAAGAAGTTCAGAATATTGAATTTCTTTGTAATGAAACCGTCTCGTGGGTAAAAGACGCCATGTATATGGAAGCATTACAAATTGGATCAGATGGCCTTATGAAAAAGGATGATGATCTAAAACTAAAAGCTCAAAAAATCATGGATGAACGAGCTAAGATTTCTATCGACAGAGACCTTGGTTTAGACTTTGATGATATTAATAAAATGATTGAGTACTACTCTGAACGCATGATTGGTATTCGAACAGATCATAACGAACTAAATAAAAGACTTGGCCCTGGTTTTCTCCCTGGTACTCTCTCAGTTATTCTAGCTGCATCAGGTGTTGGTAAATCTCTTCTGATGACAGATCTTGCTTCTAGTATGTTAAAGAAGGGAAAGAATATTCTATTAGTATCTCTTGAGATGAGTGACAAAGAAATCATGAAACGTGTTCATGCGAATGCGTTAGATCTTCCAATTAATTCACTAATTGACTTGTCAAAAACAGATGGCGAACTTGCTAGACTTGATCGTCCAGCACTATCTAAAGAACAAATTTTAACATCATACGAACGTCTGAAAACTTCAGGAACTTCAGGCAAATTCTTTATCAAGGATTATCCGCCAGGTTCTTTTTCTGCTTTAATGCTTGAGCAATTAGTCGAAAGCTTTAAAATTGAACGAGGAATTAATCTTGATATTGTGTTTGTCGATTATATCGGCATCATGAAATCAGATCTCGTTTCGCCTAGTGCTGGTTTGTATTCTTATGTTAAGAGTATTGCTGAAGAAGTACGTGCTGCTGCTATGAAACTGAATTTACCAATTATTTCAGCAAGTCAGTTGAATCGTAACGCGACTAATAATGTTGATGAAGCTGACAATAGCAATGTATCCGACTCAATGGGTACTGTTATGACAGCTGATTTTATGCTCTTTCTTCTCCAGAATGAAGCCATGAAGGAGAAGAAGGAAATCGTCTGCAAGATCACCAAGAACCGCTTTGCAGGGCGGACAGATACTTGGCTCATGAACATCGATTACGAACACATGCGGTTCGCAGATATGCTTGTTCAAAACGCTGGTACTGATATGAGTAATATTGAAATTACAAAAAGTCTTGGTATTAAAAGCGCGCCCGCGGTTTTGAGTGAGGACTTCGGGGTTATAACTGTAAGTAAACAGAAAGAGGCAGAGAAATTTGCTTCTTCTGAAATTAAACAAATCGTAAAAGAAGATATTCAAAAGGTTCGGGATTTAGATCGGTCTAAACCCGACCCCTTTGATAACGACCTCGACAAATTATATGCTGACTTAGGAATATGAACTAATACACGACTAAAAATCGTGTATTTTTCTCGCTAGTTTATGTATAAATAAAGTCAAATATGGAGGGTTATAATGGGTTCTTTTAAGACATTTCTTCAAGAAAATTCAGATGATACAAAAAATATTGCATCTGATGACGATTTAGCTCAAATTCAGAAAATCATTAATACTATGGAACCCGACGAATTAGATGAATTCGGCGAGTTTTTATACGATGAATTTTTTGATAAAGACGAAGATGGCGACGCAGATGAGATGTTCTTTGGAGCAGATGATATCATGGATATGATTAATGATCTGGGTCCAGAAATGTTCCCTGATATTCTTGATATGCTATCAGAGGTTCCAGACGATAATGATCTTGAAAATGATGATGGCGAAATACCAGATGAAGATGTTAATGCTCAGGAATTTAATGGTGTTTCTGAACGTGTTTCAAGAATTATGCTTTCTAAGAACAGAAATCGCAAAAAACGCAAGTACATGACAATTTCAAAAGCGAAGTTCAAACAAACAGTCTCAGCCAGAAAACGTAAAAATCGTCTGAATAAGAATAAAGTTAAGAGATATTACAGAGCTAATAAAATAAAGATTAAAGCTTATCAAAAATCTAGAGCTTTAGCAATCAAATCTGGAAAACATATTGTTAAATTAAGAAAAAATGGCGGTTGATTTGATTACATATCTAAAATCTGAGCCAAGTAAGCACCATAAGCTTTATAACAGTTATCTTGGCATCAGTAAAAAAGAATACCCAAAGTGGTCTGGATGGAAAATTATTACATCTTATAAAGATCGCGGAATAGATGTAAATTTAATTCAAGATGAAATACTTGATGTGTACGTACAGAATTTCTATATGTTAAAATACTTGAAGGAAAACAATCTTTAATTAAAACCAGCATAATTTTCTAAAGCTTCTTCTAATGTTTCAAATTCTTTTTTAGAATAAATCTCTATATCTTCATCTATTGCAGAGTCAAATTCTCCGATATTAAGTAAATCACCAAAACTGACATCATCTTTATTTATTTCTTCAGTGCGATAGAGATGTTCGGTTACTTTTCTTATATCTTCAAAATTCTTTGTATCGCAAAACGGTACAAACACTAAAGCTAGAGACATCACCATATCATCGTGAGATCCATCATCAGCTTGAAACTTTCCATTGATTAAAATGAATTGATAAAGTTCGTTTATAGTATTTTTATCATTGATCTGAAGTTTGTCATTTTCAATAAATAATTTTAATGTTTGCAAGATTTGTTTTCTTGTTTTTGAAGTTGTTCTGAACCCAGGATATTTCTTTTTACTATTCTGGTGCTTATCAAAATGAATGTTAGAATATTCAAAATTCCTGTACAATTGATCTGCAATTGATTGACCAGCACCTTCATTGTTCTCTATAATTAAGTACGCATTATTGTAAAGAACAGCCCATTCATATAAAAATTCTGGCATCAGTAAATAATCAATTTGTAGTTCTGCCGTCGCTGTTTGAATAAATCTATAATCTGAAATGTCAACAATCTGAACTGCAAAAGCATCAGTGCCATCTTTAGCAGGATCTACCGTCATAATATATTTATGATTATGCTCAGGTTCTAGATAAATCTTAAGTTTATTGTCCTTAATTTTTTGAACTTCTTTGTACTTCATGTCTGTTAGTTTTTCGGAACTAATCAAAGTATGAGACGAACCAAGAAAATGATTTGCATAATTTTGATTAAAGTAAATTACACCGTGTTTCTTAATAATTTTTTCTTTGAATTCTTCAGGGTCCATCTGTGAGCCGTCAGCATTAAATCTAGGAACATCTTTCCAGTTAACTTCATAAAGGTTCATTCCATTTGTTTTTTCTCTGGCCCCTTTGACCATTTTATAAAAATGGTTCATACCATTTGCTGTGCTTAGAATGATATTCTTTTTCCATGCTAAAGCAGACTGTGATGGAAATATTGAGTCTGAGAATTCTTCCCAGATTGAAGTACGTATGAATGAACATTCATCGACGATTAGAATTGCAATAGTATATCCGCGGAATGAATCAGAACTTGGAACATCAGTTAAGATTCGCATGTTTGACTCATTTTCTATACTTCCTTTATTCCATACATCGACACCTTGTTGTATCCAAACAGGAAGTTCAACAAGAATATTTTTTGTATTAGACAGGAATTCTCTAGCTTGAGCTCCTTTATTCGCAACTATACCAATATTAAGATCTTTACTGAAATTGAACTTATGACTTAGATAGATAGCAGTTGTGACAGATTTGCCACTTTGGCGGCTCATTAGAACAACGTTGTCCTCATGGTCTTCTGGGGTAATTGAATTAAAAAATTCATTCTGATATGGACGAAGATCTGGGAAATTTACGCCGGTTTTAGTTTTAATTTTGACATAATTATCCTTGAAATAACGAATGTCATTAGCGCATCTTTGAATTTCTGAAACATGTATAGGATATAAATTTAGTTTTGTAAATGCCTTCTTTAATCGTCTGTTCCCATTAAATGAAATTCTGTTTCCATACGCATCTAAATAATATTGTTCATTATCTTTATCTAGATCTAGAATATCTAGAGCAATTTGTTTTCCAGTATTACCATACGAACGTAATTCGTCTAAGAGATCTTGAGTGATCTCTTGCTTATTCTGTCTTAAATATGATATTACTTTTTCAGTAAAAATTTCTGATGGCATTGTTAATCTTTTTTGAGTTATAATATTATATTTATAGTTCATAGTAAGAAAATACACGATCTTTAATTTGTACTGAACTAAAAATAATGGAAAATAAAGATGTATAAATATCATGGCTAGTTTGATTTAGTTCAGTATATGAAACATATTATAAGAAATCTAAAGCGCGTTCACTAAAATAAGTAAATCGGCGGCATAACAGATTTCATTAAAGGAGATTAATGAATAACACGGAATTAAATTTAACAGAAAAATTCCCAAAGATATTTGTGTCTAGTGATCATCATTTCTATCATAGAAATATAATCAAATATGCTAATCGTCCATTTGATTATGATGATGAGAATTGCGTAATTGATAACGCAAAACTCATGATTGCAAGACATAACGAAGTAATTTCAAATAACGATTATTCAATTTTAGTTGGAGATTTATCTGCTTCTTTAAGGGATAGAAGAGAACACTTTTCTGAATTACTTAAATTACTAAACGGTAAAAAAATTCTTGTTCGCGGCAATCATGATTATGAAAATGATGATTTTTATATTAATTCTGGGTTTATTGCTGTTCTAGAAACGATTGAAATTGGAGAATATTTCTTTAGTCATTATCCGTGTTATGAGTCACGCTGGACTACACCAAAAGAAAAAGAACATATTAAGCTTTTGAAACAAACAAAATGCAAGAAAATAATTCACGGCCATATTCATAATAAAGACTCAAATTTATGGGAAACAGATGGGTTTGAACGTACAAATGTTTGCGTTGATTATACTCCGAATAATTTCTACCCAATAGAATTGAAAGATGCTGAGATTTTTGAATACTTCTTGAAATATAAATAATAGAAAATTAGGAGAAATTATGTGTGTTGCTGTTGCTATGAAATTGCCTAGAGATCTTAAAACTGGTAAACCAACAAAAGATGCAAAGTGGCGTTTAGCTAAAATTCGAGATCGTACGTACGATGCTGATTACAAGGTTCGTAGATTTACGGTTTCTGAACATGGTGCATCACAACTATTCTTAGTAGATACTGAAACTGACTGGACAGAGGGTGTTTCTGTTCTAAAAGATGGTTCATATCTTGGAATGGTTAATACTGCACTTAATAACCACTCTGATAAAAAGGATGGTAAAAGTAAGCCAAAATCTAATACTGCAGAAACAGTTTCTAGCAACGGAAAAACAATTAGAAAAGCATTAAAACAGAAACATATTAAAGATGCTGTTAATATCTTAAAGGAAAATAAATTCGATGGTTGTACTTTAGTTACAAACGGTGATGATCTTTTTATTATTGAGATTTCAATTCCTGAAGAAGTTTCAGCAAAATACAGAGGAACATTAAAGGATGGTCAAAGATTAGAAGATGTTCTGAAGCCTGAAGAATATAGTACTTCAGTTCTAGAGATCAAAGAAGATTATCTTATTGTTCGTACAAATTCCGGTGTTCTGGATGACTCTTTTGGGTATCAACCAAAAGATGGCGATGGATACAAATCTTCGATTAAACGCAGAGAATATGCAATGGAAGCATTAGAAAAAAATGCTTTTGAACCAATTGACCTAATTGTTACATTATCTAGACTTGGTAGAGACACCGTTGATAAAAATCCATTCTTTCGTCCAATTCGTCTCAAAGATGAAATTTCAAAACTACCTGATATGGATGTACCAATCTATAGCACATCTATTATTCAGACGGATCCGTCAGGAACAATGATTGTTAAACCAATTTCATGCACTTTTGATATTAAAAATATGCATAATTTGATTAAATCTGACTACAGAACTCACTTAGTTATACTTCCATACACAAGTGCATTGTTTGAAGGAAATTCATTCAAAGAAATGATAGAATTAGCTACACTTTCAAAGAAATTAATATAATCATGGCAACAAATCAAGACTTAATTACATCTAAAGATTGGGATGCTTTAGAAAAAACAAACATATTGGCCGATTTTGATATGTATTCTAAAGCATGGGAATCATACGTATTTGAAAAAGATTTTGTTCTAGATTTTATCTTTAATATTGATCGGTTCTTACAATGCGCTGGTGTTTTACAAGCAGGAGGTATATATAAGAATGATGAAAATATTTTTACACATGTACTAGAGCGTGCGCACGCATTAAATATAGATCTAGATACTGATGATTTCAAAAGTATTATTAAGAACGTAATTACATTAATGAAGTCTGGAAAAGTAAATTCGTATGGTCTTTCTTTTATGGCTGGGCCTTTATTTAAAGAAGCTAAATATATTAGAGTACTACTAGACGATAAGTTATCAAATGAATTATCTGAAGCAAAAATCAAAATTTACAGTACAAAAGTAACTTTAGATCTAAATGAGTTTAAGAAATTCACTGTTCAGGAACAAACTAAACTAATACCAAGATTATCTTTTTTCAATAATGTTTATGGCATTAATTTATTAAACGGAGATGCTACTTACTTTGAAACTTTTATTAAAACAGTAGAAGACGCGAATTCAGTATCTAAATATCTTGGAATAGATGTATCGAAAATGCTAGCAAATATTGATCCTGTGAAATATACTGAGATGTTTTTATCTTTTGATAAAGATAACAGTCTAGCGTTATCTTCTTGGGGGGATTACTATCCGAAACATCCAGAATTTATATTTTCTAATGAACAAATAAAAAAATTATTAGAAATTTATGGACGATCATGTTTTGCGAAAATCATAAACAATATAGATGATTCAGATGTACTTAATCATAAACATTTGATTGGAGTAA